CGCACCTGCACACATTAATGTTCTTTCTATACCTGCCTTTGGAGCATTAGGGAAAGCAGTAGTAGTTACCGTTCCTGTCCAATCTATCTGGTTTCCTGCACCTGTCCAGATGTCAGCCGTAGTCGCATGAGATGCAACAGTTATTCGTGATAAGTTTAATGCACCTGTTAGGTTTAATGCCCCTGTTAGGTTTAATGCCCCTGTAAGTACTTTATCATTAAGGTCTAAGTTACCACCTAGTTGTGGGCTTGTATCAGAAGATAAAGAAGTAATACCATCTTGTAGTATTACCCAAGCTGCTCCACTATAAACTTTTAATTTGTTTGTTGTTGTATTGAAATACGCTGAACCTGCTGTCAGGCTATTTCCATCATTATCTACAACAGGATCGGTAGACTTAGCACCTAGCCATATATCATCAAAACTATCTAGTGCTAGTTCTGCTGCTGCTTGTGCAGCCTGTGCTGCTGTTAAACTATTACCTGCTGTAGTAGCACTACTAGCTGAAGCTGTAGCACTTGTAGCTGCCGCTGCTGCTGAGATAACAGCTTCCGCTGCCCTAGCTGCTGCCGTAGCTTCTGAGGTTTGAGCTAATGCTCTGTCTGCTGCTGTTTGTTGAGCTAAACCTGATACAAGGTTAACTGAAGCATCACTACTAGCATCTCCCGGCCCTCCAATTCCTCTGTATATACTCAAAGCAAAATCCTTTATTTAATAAAAATAAAAGGTAAGGGGGGACGAACCCCCCAAACCCTCTTTAAAATTTTACTACTACGCTGGGACAGCTATACTTAAAGCTGACTCAGGACGTAATACTTGTACACCGTAAAGTGTATCAGCAGTAAACAAGTCACCCAACCACTCTTGTTTGTACTGTGATTGTGAACGGACACCCATTTGTTCAACAAGAACTAGAGCATCTTTATGACCAATCATAGCACCAACAGTGTCAACAGCAGATGCACTGTTATCACCAGCAGTTTCAACTACAGGGCAGTTAGAAGATACATAAACATCAATACCGTATAAAGAACCGATTTGACCATTCATTACACCACGACCATCAACAAAGTCACTACTTGTGTAGCGATCAATACCCATGATTGTTTGACGTACTGAAGGTGGTACAATAATGAAACGGTTGTCCATTGGAGTATCAGCATCATCTAATTGTTTAACAGCCATACGGAAAGCAAGATCCGTAAATACATCTGTTGCAGCTACAGTATCAACTGCGTAAGCAGCAAGACCGTTAGCAGCATCAATGTAGAAGCTGTTACTATGTACATAGTCAGAACCAGAACCGTTATCATCACCTAGTTTTTTACCTAGAGCAAAGAGATCAGTATCTACTTGACGAGCTAGAGCGTGACCAGCATCATCTGTGTAAAACTTACGCATAGAAGCTAGAGCTTGTACATCTGTAATGTCTTCAATCATACGAGAGTACTCGTAATGTTTGTCAACAGTAACTTGCACTTCGTTTTCAGTAGCAGCAATCAAGGTTACTTGAGTTGAAGCTGCCTTAGCAGAAGCAGAACCACGAGTAGGTTTAGGGATATGAAGTGTATCACCCTTCTTACCTTTCATTGGCATTGTGTTAACTAAGTTCGCAAGAACCAAGTTTGATTTGTAGGCCGCAACAATTTCATCACTCCAAATTTCTGGAATGAATTTAGCTGCGGTTGCGTTGGTTACGTGTGCTGTTCCTAAAGCCATTTTTTATATTACCTTTCTAATTTAAGTTAAGCCCTAACACGACCTTCTTCATAAGCTATTAATAATTCATCAGCTAATTGTTGGTATCGTTTAGGATCATTTTGCATCAAGTTCATAATTTCAGAGCGCCTGTAAATCTTCTTAGATTTTGACTCACCTGTACCTTTAGCTGATCCAGTAGAAGCAGCCTTACGCTGTTGTCCTCTATCCTTATTAGCAATCTCTTTTGTTTGTGAAGCCACCTGTAATTTTTCCTTCCAATTTGTAAGGAGTTCATCAGCGGCATCAAAGTCAAACTTAGAATCTGCTCTAACTAATAGTTCAGTACGTACCTTAGAGGCTTTTATCCATTCTTGGAAAGGCTCACTTTGAGCAGTTGCCATAAAATCTGGATGGACACTATTAAGTTTCCCTATAGCTTCCTGTTTTAATAGTTCTTGTTTCAACTGTTTTATTTCCTGAATATCAGGATTAGCCGAGATAGTTCTATTTATAGACTCTTGAGGTTTGTCAAAAAAATCAATCTCTTCTTCGGGTTCATTCGCTCCTTGGGCGTTACTGTTGAGGTTTGTTTTAACAAAATCATCTACAAGTTTCCGCAGTTCCCCAACTTCAGAGCTTTGTCTACCCACTAGTTTTTCAGCTTCCGAGTGCATCTGAACAATTTCAGTTACGCTCTTGCCTCTATACTTTTCAGGTAGTTCTTCCTCTTCTGCTAAGTTACCATCAGCTTCTACTTCTTCACTTAGGCTATCCTCTTCAGGTTCTAAGCTATTAAAGGTTTCTAGCTGTTCATCTTCTTGCAAAGACTCTTCGTTAAATTCCTCTGGTTCTTCTACAAATGTTGCCATTTTATTATAAACTCCGTACTTAAAAAAGTATTGTGGATTAAGGGTTAATGTTTTCTAGCGGCTTTGCTGTGATCTCTAGCCCATTTCATAGTTGCCCCAGGAAAATCCCCAGATACAGCATCTAATACAGAGGTCACAGGCGAAATTATCCGCTTGGCTTTACTATCACACTCTGTACACTTTGTTTCCTTCTCTTCGGAATCAATGAAGTGTTCAGTTATGTGACCATCGGGACACTTAAAATCAAACAGTCTACGTGTCATAATCAGGCGTGTTCTCTTGAATGATTATAGAATCGTAAGCTGCTTGTACAGTGTCTTCCATGTTTAATAAAGTATTCAAAATAAAAATTTGCCCTTGCGTTTGAAACAAGTGCCTTTCATTTTCAATACCTTCTATCTCAAAATTATTCTTATCTATCTCTACTTGCTTTATAAGTTGACTCCACCCTTCGGTATTAAATAAGTCAAAGTAAGTTTCGTAGTACTTCTGATCTTCTGGTGTCATACATTCTCCTAATTAGGTGTTGACATTTTTTATACAATATGTTATAGTTCTTTCAACTATGACGCGAGTATACCACACTAATATACTTTTGTCAAGTATTATTTTTTATTTATTTTCTTAGCTGGTGGAGTACACTTACAACTTGGTTCTCCTTCTAGTTTAACAAGTCTTTTTTCTATGCTTGCTAAGATAGTGTTTATCTCTATTAGGACACCATCTAACTCTTGCTTACTAACCATTTTTATTTCCCATTTGTAGTTTAACAATATTTTCTTTAGTGTCTAACTCTTGTTGTTTTAGGCTTAACTCTGCCATAGCAAGAGCTTGTTGGAACTCGTCAGCGGGTAAGGTCTTAGCAATAGCAGCTATACGATCTGTTTCTTCTGCAACAGGAAGTAACTGAGTTTCAACTTGGTTCTGCATTACACGACTTTGTATCTCAGCAGCTTCCAACTTCATTTTTTCTAGGTTTACTTTAGCCATTTCTAACTCAAACTGTTTACGCAGTTGTTGTTCTTGCATTGCAGCTTGTTGTTCTTGTGGGCTAGGTGGTTGGTTAGCTTGTTTAATAGTAGATATAATTTCTTCTCTACGAGATAAGTTCATAGACTCTACAATAGACTCAACAAGTATACTGTACATAGGACTTTCTGCTGGCATTGTTTGTAGAAGCTGTACTAGTTGTGTTACTTCATACTCACGAGCAATAATACCTAAAGAACTAGAAGCAACAAACTTGTGGTCTTGTGCTTTGTATAGTTCAGGATCAAACTGCATGTACCTGTGCATTGCTTTCTCGACAAAAGGTATTAAGAAAGTATCTTGGAAGTTTAACAATGTACGCTTGTGTCGTTTAATAATAGCACCAAGAGACATAGACATGCCAGCAGCAGTACCATCAGGACTCATAGGACTTGTATTATCTACAGCACCAGTAGCTTGCTGCACCATTGTTTGTAATTGAGTACCTTGAGAGAATGTAATATTATCTACAGCACCAAACTTAAACGGTTGTAGGATCTCAGAAGGGTTACCATTAGTTAGTAAAGTTTTTCCGGGAGCTATTGATAGTTGTGAACCACGAGGCATACGAGAAGCATCTACTGCCATCATAGGATGTACTGTTAGTGCTAAAGCATCTATACGTGCGCGTAGCTCCGTGTCTAATGCTTTCTGACTGTTATACCCCTTCTCACATATTCCACGACCCCAGAAGCGACTAGGGACGTTATCCCATTTAAAGGCTACAATAGGTCTGTCTTCCATCATATACGGATTTGCTACAACTTTTAGTAGAGTTGTTTCATTAGCAATTATAACTATAGCTTCTACATAAGAAGAATCTGTATCTTCTTTACTACCGTAAGGATTAAGAGCAACAGCAATTTCATCTTCTTGTAAGTCTTCGTCTTCTGCATCTTCAAATAAAGTTCTAGGAACTAAGCCATAGTATTTAGTTAGTCGAACTCTATCATCTGTTTCGTATGTCATTTCTTGGTCAGGCTCTAACTCTGAATCTGACTCTACAGTACCAACCTCAACATCACGATAAATACCTTTTTCAATATCCATTTCTACTTGGTGTTTAGGTACGTACATATCTACTGCACAACCTAGAGCTTCTTCTATGCTAGTAGCTAGAGGATCAATAAGAAAGTTTTGTGGCATGATAGGACGTAGCTTAACTAAAAATCTATTTCTTTCTAGTACACCACCAGCTTGCATACCTTCAGGTGTTTGTTGTGTGTGTGGGATATGTTCTTTAGTTTCTTCTAAGTATACTTCACCAATACCTGTACCAAACACAGCAGCATTAAGCAAACACTCTGATATAGAAGAACGTGCTTTACCAAACTGCATGTCTTCATCAAGTTGTTTTCTGGTAAACTCTATATCAGCAGAACCATTTTGGTCTTGAACATCATCTCTAATGTCAAACCAACGCCCTCTACCGAAAGTAGCTTCCTCTACTTCTGCTACACTAGACTCTACTGCTTGTTGTAGTGCAGGTGTAATGATGCGACTACGTTCAGTATCTCGCATACTATCTTCTTTAGCCCAGATACCACGCCATAGCCTGTAGTATTCATCATGGCTAGTACGATAGTTATTATTGTAGTTGTCTCTCCAACCATCACACTTATCTATAACCCATTGCTCTAGCTTTTGTCCAGAGTATATATTATCGTTTGTTTCATTTTCCATTATTAGTAACCTGCTATTGGATCAATAAATGTAAACTCGTTATCATCTTCAAAATCAAAACTATAAGCTACTATAGCTAGTTGATCTATGTATGCCAACGAATCAATTAAGTCATCATGTACTAAAGGGTTAGGGAACTGGAACAATTCATCTAAGAACTCTGCGTTCCAATCTCCTACCCCTAGTGTTATCACACCCTGCTCGAATCTGCCCTGTAGTCCCCAGATTACCCTGTCTATCTTACGTTTGTTACCGTGAGTTAACTCTTCTAAACGAAAAAACTTCTGTCTTGACTTCTGTAAGTCCATCAGGTACGGAAGCACCGCGTTTTTCAACGCGCCCTTTTCTATACCCACTGCAATAGGCTCATACTTAGCAACCACGTTAAAAATCTTCTGTGCAGTTTTCTTTATATCCCACCTACCGTAGACAATATCCTCTACGAACCACCCATCTTCATTAACTTTTACTACACTAATAGCAGTCTGATCTAATTTTTTACTTTTAGATGTAGTTGCTTTGGCAACATCTGCAAAACCTGCTAAATCTATGGCGATATAGTACTCACCTATAGCTGGTGGTTCATCTGCAAACTTAACCCACTCTTCTTTAAAGATTTCACTACCCATAGCCTCAAAAGAAGCCATAAATTCTTGACGAAACGAATAAGTAGACATAGATTTCTTTGCAATTTCTATTTCTTCTGGGTCTAACAGAGGGTTATCGTAGCTTGTAAAGTGCCAACCCTCGTATGTTTCATCATCACCTAGCTCTGCGTACTTATATAACTCATAGAAATGATTTCTTCCCATTGGAGTACCAATGAATAGTGTCTCACCCTTGTTATCTGCTAGAGCTGGACGTAAAATCTGTTCAAATACAGTAGGCTTCATGTCAGCATACTCATCAAGAACTAAAAATTTTAGACTAACACCCCTCATTGTCTCAGGCCTGTCTGCACCTTTTAGAGATATAACAGCACCGTTAACTAAAGTTATCTGTAAGTTGTTTATATGTGCAGATTTGATAACAGGACTTCCTAGTTCTAGCAAAGTCTGCCACATAATATCTCTGGCCTGACCCTGCGTAGGAGCAACGTAAAAAACCTTACCATCCTTTTCAGAAAGTGCGTTTACTATTAGTAACCAAGCAGCTAACCTACTCTTACCAGTTCGTCTACCAGCAGCTACTACCTTAAACCTAGCTTTGCTCTCATATACTTTCTCTTGCCAAGGAAGTAGTTTTATATCTAGTTCCATTTAGTCTAAGTTCGCTATGTATTTACTTACTGTTCCATACCTCATAGAGCCTTTACCCTTACCCCAAGGTTCGTAAGAAACTCTAATCATATCCATAGCCTCTATCAAGTCTTTATCTGTAACACCACCTTTATCTAAAGCATCTTGAATAGGAGATATAAGTTCTCCTGTTTCTGATTTTTTACCTAGTATTACATTGTCATAGTGTCTAGTTAGTTTACTTTCTTCATTTGACTTAAAGCTACCTCCCCAATGTTTTAAATTTAGAAGTATAGCAATACCTTTAGGAGTTAAATCTGGGTAAGACTCGGCTATTTGTTCTGCTTCTTCTTTTTGAGCATTTGCTATATTAAGAGTTACTTTCTCAAACTCTTCTTTTGTCATACGTTCTAATTTTAGGTCTTTTGGTATTGTTGCCTTTTTTCCTAACTTCCAAGCCTGAAGACCATCCATCTGTTTTAGTACTCTTTCTGGTACTCCATACTCTTCCATTTGTTTTCTGCTTGTGCCAGTAGCATCTAGTCCTTGTGCTATAGTAATTCCTGAACCTGATTGAGCTTTTTCATCTGCTCCGGGTTTGTGTATAAAACTTGCGTTATTATAATTACCTTCATATTCTGATAAGTTTTTTGCATAATTATATATTGATTCTTGCGCCTTAGTAAGCTTTTCTCCTCGTGCTGCTCTTCCAGCACTATCTACAAGATTTTCAACATCATTACCAGCGGCTTGTATTTCTATTTTTCCCTGATCAAAAAGCTCTTTACCTTTTTTTAGCGGGTCTTCCCGAACTTCTTGAGCAAACGTTTCAACACCAGTTACTACTTCATTATAAAGGTTTTCTATAGACTCTCCACCTTCTTCGTAAAGTTTTCCTAATGTTTTAAACAGTTGAAACTCAGAGTCAAGTTCACTACCTTCTGGTTCTTCTTCATTCTGCATCTATTATATCGCCTTCTATATCTTTTATCTCAGGAGAACCAATACCACTAATAGTAATATTAATACTAGACTTATCACTAGCCATTTTCTCTTTCTCAAAATGAGACAGAGGCATTAGCCTATCCATAACTAGTTTC